TTTTTCTACGCAGAAAAATTTAAGGAATTTACGAATACAGTCAAGCATACCTTTGATGATATTCGCAATGATCATGCGAGAATTATCATTCCTTTTTATAACGAAGAAAAGGAACTCATAGGTTTTCAAGGCAGAAGTCTTGATCCATGGGCACAACCTAAATATCTTACCGTCATGCTTGACGAGGATTTTCCCAAAGTTTATGGTCTTGATACAGTAAATAAAAGTGAAACAGTTTATATTACAGAGGGACCTTTTGACTCAACTTTCGTTCAAAACAGTATTGCAATGTGTGGCAGTGACTTTGTACTTGATAGGTTACTTTATCCTGATTGTACATTTGTTTACGACAACGAACCTAGAAACAAAGAAATCGTTAATCGAATATCAAAAACAATCGATAAAGGTGATAAAGTAATTATTTGGCCAACAAGTATTCAGCAGAAAGATATCAATGATATGGTGCTCGCTGGACTTAATGTTATGGATGTGTTAAAATCAAATACATACTCGGGTTTAGAAGCAAAAATTAAGTTTAACAACTGGAAGAAAATATGAGCAACGGAATAACAGTCAAAAAGCGAGACGGTTCTATTGAGAGATTGAACCTTGATAAACTACATGTAATGGTAGAAGAAGCTTGCAAAGATCTTGCTGGCGTTTCTGCATCACAGGTAGAAATCAATTCTGGTATTCAATTTTATGATGGTATCACTACTGCAGAGATCCAAGAAATTTTGATCCGTAGTGCTTCAGACTTGATTGATCTAGAAAATCCTAATTATCAATTTGTAGCAGCAAGATTACTTCTCTTTGCTATCAGAAAGCAACTATGTGGTAGAAGGGAAGAAATTATTGCACTCAAGGATCACATCAAAAGGTGTGTAGATTTGGGTGTATATGATGCAGAAGTTCTCACTAAATATACAGAAGCAGAGATTGATAAGATTGATACTTTCATCAATCATGATCGTGATTACTTGTTTACATATGCAGGTCTACGTCAAGTTGTAGATAAGTATCTTGTGCAAGATAGAAGTTCATCAAAGATCTTTGAACTACCTCAGTTCATGTATGCATTGATCTCAATGACGATCTTTGCAGAGTATCCACAAGAAACCAGACTATCATATGTCAAACGATACTACGACGCAATCAGCAAGCACAGGATCAACATTCCTACCCCCATTATGGCAGGCGTTAGGACGCCACTTAGACAATTCGCTAGCTGTGTTCTTGTTGATGTTGATGACACCCTCGATAGCATCTTTAGCAGTGATATGGCTATTGGCAGATACGTTGCACAAAGGGCGGGTATCGGTATCAACGCAGGTCGCATCCGTGGCATCAACAGCAAAATTAGAGGTGGGGAAGTATCTCACACTGGAGTTGTACCGTTTCTCAAAAAGTTTGAAGCAACTGTCCGTTGTTGCACGCAAAATGGTATACGAGGAGGAAGCGCGACAGTCCACTTCCCAATCTGGCACCAAGAAATCCAAGACATTATAGTACTAAAAAATAACAAAGGAACCGAAGATAATCGTGTTCGTAAACTAGATTACTCAATTCAAATCAGTAAGATTTTTTATGAAAGATTTATTCAAGATGGTGAGATCACGTTGTTCTCTCCACATGATGTACCTGGATTGTATGATCGCTTTGGATACCCTGAGTTTGACGATATCTATGTACAATATGAGAACGATCCGTCCATTCCGAAAAAGACTGTCAAAGCGCAAGAACTCATTCTTGATCTCCTCAAAGAACGTGCTGAGACAGGTCGTATCTACATCATGAATATTGACCATTGCAATTCTCATTCATCCTTCAAGGATAAAGTTGAGATGAGCAATCTGTGTCAAGAAATTACTCTTCCTACCAAACCACTTCAGCATATCGATGCAGAAAATGGCGAGATTGCATTATGCATTTTATCGGCTGTGAATGTTGGTAAGGTTAAGTCTGATGAGGAGTTAGAAAATCTTTGTGACTTGTCTGTACGTGCTCTTGATGAACTGATTGATTATCAGCAATATCCAATTATTGCCGCTGAGATTGGAACTAAAGCACGTCGTTCTCTTGGGATTGGATTTATTGGTTTAGCACATTATCTTGCTAAACTTGGTTGTAAGTATGATAGTCAAGAAGCATGGGATGCTATTCACGGACTTTCTGAAAGTTTCCAATACTTCCTATTGAAGTCTTCTAATCAACTTGCAAAAGAAAAAGGAGCATGTTCAGCATTCCAGAATACTAAGTATGCAGATGGCATTCTGCCAATCGATACATATAAGAAGGATGTAGATGAAATCACTTCTATTTCTTTAGAGCATGATTGGGAAACTCTTAGAACATCCATCGTGGAACACGGTCTCAGGCACTCAACACTGTCCGCACAGATGCCATCGGAGAGCAGTTCCGTTGTGTCAAACGCAACGAACGGTATCGAACCACCTAGAGATTACCTGTCCGTTAAGAAATCTAAGAAGGGACCACTCAAGCAAATCGTTCCTCAGTACCATACGCTTAAAAACAATTATACGCTTCTGTGGGATATGCCTAGCAACCGTGGTTATATTAACACTGTTGCTGTGATGCAGAAGTTTTTTGACCAAGCAATTTCTGGAAACTGGTCTTATAATCCACAAAACTATTCTGACAATGAAGTTCCAGTGTCTGTTATGGCACAAGACTTTTTGACTACATATAAGTATGGGTGGAAAACAAGTTATTATCAGAACACTTATGATAACAAGAGCGACGAAATAGATCATAAGCCTGATATCAAATCACTAGTATCTGAACTACTGAATACCAATGAAGAAGAAGACTGCGAATCGTGTAAAATCTAATAAATTTAGGATCAACCCACCGCAACCCACAAAAATGGCCATCGACGGAATGACCGTTTTTAATGATGCTCAAGTTGATACAAAAAAAGAACCAATGTTTTTTGGACAACCATTAGGTATCCAAAGATACGATAGCTACAAATACCCAGTATTTGAAAAACTAACCAATCAACAACTTAGTTATTTCTGGCGTCCAGAAGAAGTATCCTTGCAAAAGGATCGTAGCGACTACCAGACACTAAGAGACGAACAAAAACATATCTTTACTTCTAATTTAAAGTATCAAGTTCTTCTTGATAGTGTTCAGGGTCGTGGACCTAGTATGGCATTTGCACCATACTGCTCATTACCAGAACTAGAAGGTGCTATGAAGGTATGGGAATTTATGGAGATGATCCATAGTCGTTCTTATACTTACATTATCAAGAATGTTTATTCGGATCCTTCTGAAGTCTTTGATACAATCTTAGATGATCAAAAGATTTTGGATCGTGCTAAAAGTGTAACCGAATCTTATAATGATTTTATCAATGCTGCTCATGCATATGATAGTGGTAATCAGTGGAAGTTTGTGAGTGAGGGTGTACCTTCTGCTAGAAATGAACTTTACGAACTAAAGCGTAAACTTTATAGAGCAGTTGCTAATGTTAACATCCTTGAAGGTATTCGCTTTTATGTTTCGTTTGCATGTTCATTTGCTTTTGGTGAACTAAAAGTAATGGAAGGATCTGCAAAGATTATTTCCCTAATTGCTAGAGATGAAAATCAGCATCTTGTACTTACTCAAAACATTTTGAATAAGTGGAAAGAAGGTGATGATGCTGATATGCAACAGATTGCAAAAGAGGAAGAAGAAAACATTGTTGCAATGTTTAGAAAGGCAGTTGATCAAGAAAAGGAATGGGCAGATTATCTATTCCAAGATGGATCAATGATTGGTCTGAACCAAAAACTCCTTAGTTCTTATGTTGAATGGATTGCTAATCGTCGTATGAAGGCGATTGGACTGAAACCAATCTATGATATTTCTTCTAAGAACAATCCACTTCCTTGGACTGAGCACTGGATTTCTTCTAAGGGTCTTCAAGTTGCTCCACAAGAAACAGAAGTAGAAAGTTACTTAGTTGGTGGCATTAAGCAAGACATGAAGAAAGATACATTTGCTGGATTTCAATTGTGAATATTAAGTTGGGAAATCAGGGATTTTATATAAGAAATTTAGATAAAATCCATGAATTCTATGATAATAAAGTGATTGATTTAATTTATAATGGCACATGTTATGGAAATATTGATACTTATAAAGAATTAATTAAAGACTGTGTTGTTTTGGATTTGGGGTCTCATATTGGATGTATGGCAAAAAAATTTTTTGACTGTGGAGCAAAAAAAGTAATTTGCGTTGAACCTAATCCTGATCTCATAGAGTGCTTAAAAAATAATTTTAAAGATTTGGATGAAGATAAAATCCTAATACTTCAAGCGGCAGTAAATGATAGTGATAATAATGTAATTTTTTATAAATCTAATATAGATCCTTCAATTAGTACTATTGTACATGATAATATTAAAGAACGAAAATCAAAATTATTATACTATAATACAACAAATAAAAATATTTTTTTAAGTCAAACATTTGAAGAAATATTAGTTAATTGCTATTCGTTTCATACTTTATTAAAAAAATATCGTCCAACTGTTGTAAAAATAGATATACAAGGAGCTGAATGGAATATTTTAAATAAAAAAATGCCAGATTTTGTAAATCTCATTATAATAGAGTGGCATTTTAACAAAAAAATTAATTTACCAAAATGGATTAATGATTATAATATATTATACACTCGTGAGTGCAATGGGACTAAAGAGATGATCCTTCAAAATGTTTTATAATTTAAGACAAAAGCAAAAGTTTGAACTTCAGATTGAACTTTCAGATTTTTGTAATTCAAGATGTCCTGCATGTTCTAGATTTAGGGATACCCGAGATGGTCTTATTCCACCAAAATCGGTGGATAGACATCAGGTATCCTTTTTTGATTTTAAAAACTGGTTTAGTCCATCTTTTTTAAAGGAAAGAGTTTTTCTTATAAGAATTAATGGATCTTATGGTGATTCTTCTTTATGTAAAGATATTCATAAGATTATAGAATATATTGGAGAATGTAATCCAAATATTGAACTTAGTATGAGCACTAATGGTGGTACTCATTATCCAGGATGGTGGGAAGAACTGGGTAAAGTATTTTCTAAAATACCAAATTCAAAATTAACTTTTGCTATCGATGGACTTCAAGATACACTAAGTCTTTATAGAGTTGGTGTAGATTATAAAACTGTAATATCAAATGCAAAAGCATTCATTCGTGGTGGAGGAACTGCTGAATGGAGAATGCTTGTATTCAAGCATAATGAGGATCAAATAGAAAAATGTAAATCACTGTCTAAAATCTATGGATTTAAATATTTTTGCCATAGACCAACTGCAGGATTCATTGATAGTAATAATACTCTACAGTATACTTGGGAAGGAAAGCATGTAGTTCTTGAACCAGGATCCAACAGTAAAAATGTAATGAAGTTGGGATCACCATTAACACCAACTGATGTTAGATGTGCTGCTGTTGATGATGGTAAAGGTGGTTTTGTAAACGAAATGATCATTGACAGTAGAGGTGTTGTTCATCCATGTTGTTATTTTTCGCATGAATGTAGAAGAGTATATAAAGAATTCTATGAAACTGGAGATCCAAATTCAAAACCTAAAAAAGATGAATATCACAGAAGAACTAACATGTACTATAATTCAGTCGCTAACTTGATTGAAGATCAGGGTGGAATAAAATCAATATCTTTATATCATTCTACTTGGGACGAAATTATGAATTCTCCTTTTTATAGAGAACGTCTTGAAAGATCTTGGAAAATGCGTGAACATAATGGTGATTTATCAATGTGTGGATATATGTGTTCTAAGGAAAAGGAAGTTCACGAAGGATATCATGAGACTGGAACTGGAGGCGTTATGCATCCATTTATAGATTAAGTTTATGGATGAAAAAATTTCTAACTACGTTTTGAAGATTGATAATTTTCTTAGTAAAGAAATTTGTTTAAATTTAATCGATAATTTAAATACTAAACTATTTTATAGACATCATTACAATAATAATCTTACGGGACAAAATACAGATAATAGTATTAATGAATTAGATATACTTAAAGATAATACTATTTCTAGAGTAATTGATACTAAAATTCCATATGCTCTAAAACGGTATGACATGAAAATTAATGTTAACTATGTGAAATTTAGTGATAGGACAAAAGAATATTGGACTACTCCTCGGTTTAATCGATATAGTGTGGGGCATAGAATGGATCAGCATGTAGACCATATTCATACAATATTTGATGGAAATAGAAAAGGGATACCAATTTTGACCCTGTTAGGATTTTTGAATGATGATTATGATGGGGGAGATTTATATCTTTGCAATCAAAAAATTAATACAAAAACAGGAGATATTTTAATTTTTCCTTCAAATTTTTTATATCCCCATCGTGTTGAACCAGTAATTATGGGTATTAGATATTCTTGGGTATCTTGGGTTTGGTAATAAATATTAGAAATAGTATTTTTTTATGCGTCCACAATCTGCTAAAGCGAAAGGCAGAAGATTGCAACAATGGGTTCGTGATCAACTGATTGAGCATCTTGAAGTGCATCCTGAAGACATTGAAAGTCGTAGTATGGGAGCAGGTGGCGAAGATCTTATCATGGCAAGGGATGCTAGGCAAAAGTTTCCATTTTCAATAGAATGCAAGAACCAAGAGAAACTAAATATTTGGGACGCATACGAACAGGCTTGTTCTAATTGTAAAGACTATGAACCTATAGTTTTTATCAAAAAGAACGGTAAAAAACCTTTAGTTGTATTGGATGCGGAATATTTTATCAAAACCAGGAGTATAAAATGAGTTCAAAATTAATTAATTTTTTCAAATTTTATGATGAGCAAAATCCTAACCACGTTGCTGCGGTTGGATTATTTGCTGAAGCACTTCCAGCAGAGTTGAAAGCGCAAAATGCTGCTTGGGTTTCAAAATATCGTGGTGGTAATGCTGCTGGCGGTGCAGTAGATCTTCATAAGTTCTTCCAGTTTTTCTCTGAGAAGAATGCTAACCATGTTGCTGGACTTGAATTACTTGAGCAAGTAGCACCTAAAGAATTACTAGTTGATGATGGCGCTGGCGCAAATAAAGATGCAGCATGGATTGAAAAGTTTAGAACTAAGCCACCAACTCCAGCAGTTCTAGCAGTACCTTATTTCAATCAGGTTGATAATTACAGAGATGCACATAGAACTTGTAACAGTTCAGCGTGCGCTATGTGCCTTGCTTTCCTCAAGCCAGGAAGTATTACGGGCGATGATGAGTATGTTAAGAAAGTATTTGCGATTGGCGATACTACAGATCATGCGGTACAAACAAAGGTACTTGCAGGTTATGGAGTTAAGTCACACTTTAGTTACAATCTTTCTTTTGCTGATATTGATAAAAGTCTTGCTGCTGGGAAACCTGTCGTTATTGGCATCCTTCATCGCGGTTCTTTATCTGCACCTACTGGTGGGCACATGTGTGTTGTAATTGGCAAGAAAGGCGATGGATATGTGATCAACGATCCTTATGGTTCATGTAATGATGGTTATCAAGGACCAGTAACGAACGGTAAAGGCACTGTCTATAGTAAGGCAATGCTCAAAGCACGTTGGTGTCCAGGTGGTAATGATGGATGGGGTCGTATTTTCGATTGAGAAAAACTTTAACCTAACTCACATCTAAAATGGAAGAAACAAAAAAAGACAAATGTATGGCTACTATTATTCGTGTTGCTATTTTGAGTTGGTCTGCTGCTCTCCTAACAGCTAGCTATGCAGGTATGCTATCTAAGATGGATCCTACCTTTATTGCTACAGTCTTTACAGCATCCGCTGCCACATTTGGTATCAATACTATGAAAAAAAGTGGAGAAGATGAAGAGAAGAAGAAGTAATTACTTCTCGTGAAATTCTTTATACTGCCTTTGTTTATCTTTTTTCTGTTCTTTCTTGAGTGACTTATTGATTTTTTTCAGAGAAGCACTCTTTTCAAAAGCAAAATATACTTGAAGTTCATAAGGGGTAAGATCTTTTTTCAAAAGTTTCTTACCCCTTACTAGTATCTGCTGCACGATAGGTTTCATTTTACCTACCATCCATTCCACCAAGGATTTGCCAACAAGAGCTGCAGCAACAGAAGCAGTAGCAGTGGTGCCAGCAAGTATAACCTGTTCTTTTGGAGGAACTGGAACTTCCCCGACGATTGGTACTTCAATGACGGGCACTCCTAGATTAGTTTTGGGGGCATCATCGGAAATAATCCGATTATCCTGTATATTTTGAACAGGAATTTGTGGTAGTATAGGTTTACTATCTGGTAATACTCTAGTCTTTTCTTCCTGTTGCTGCTGTTGCTCTTTTTGTTTTTCTGCATTTACAGCAGCATCAAACTCTTCCTGTGTTGGTACATTGATTACAGGATATTTGATTGATGGATCTGGCATACGAAAGAC